TCTAACTCTGGATCAATTCCAGTTTTTGCTGAGACTTGAAATTTACCAGAATTCATATCGTAATTGTAAGATCCACCACCCATCTGAGCAGTTCTATCTTGTTTGATTTCTATGTTAATGATCGCATTGTTGGATTTGCGAATAAGGACGAGGTCGGGTTCTGCAGCAGAAAATGCAGCAGTACCTCCTGGTTTGATTTTCAAGTCAGTGTTGAGTATCTGTTCGGAAATGACTCCCAGAACTTTATTCTCGTACTCTACACCACCTGTGCCAACTGACATTCAAACTCCCTATTAATATAGAAACTATCTATATTATTTAGGACGACGAGATGCTCTGATAGTTCGCTGGTATTTACGATCCCACTTAACAATCTGCTGCATCAGTTTAGGAATTGCAGCGTTATTACGATAGTCGTAATTGAATGTTTTGAGGATGTAGTTGAGAGTGGAAGAATCCTTATAGTGCTTGGCTCTATTAATTAGTTCTTCTGTAGTTATGGTTGGTTTGTAGGTTTTGAAATCAAGTAACACACAGTGGGCATATGCCTGAATTTCATCGAACTCGGAGAGATATCTTCTCTCAATGTTCTTCTTTTCATGTTTTACTTTCTTGTAAGGAACGATGTAGTTTGACCACTCGTCTCCTCTTCTATCATACTGCATGAAGTGTATTAACTCATGCATTTCAGTCTGTATTATACGATACTTAAACTTGTTCCATGTGTCATGTGTAAATGGAAATCTATCGAATGCAGTTGTGTATATCTGAATAGAACATTGTCTTTCGTCTGGTGCATACTCACCACCGACAGCGACATAGTTGTCATACATTTTTGCTTTGGATTTTTGTGGGAGGAACTCGACTTTAGTTCTCCACTTTTTGAAGTAGTTTGAAAGACCCTTAGAATCGTTGCGATACTTGTCTAGGTCTTTCCACACTTTTGCTGGTATAAATGATGCCCTAAATGGTCGCTCGTAAAAGTTGAGCAAGTCCATCCAATCGTAATTAGCGTTTTCTAGGAATTCAAAGTTGCATGACATTTTACATCCCAGAAAGGCATTTTACATCTTGAAATTATTCTCCAAGAATGCGAGTACCTTTCCCTGCTCCTCTAAGTTAGTGTTGCTAAACTCGGTAATATAGGGCATCAGTTCAAAGTTTGATAGTAGATTACTATATTTAGTCGCACGACCTTTTAGGAATGTCTCAGACTGGTCGGATCCTCGCTCGATGTAGCGTTCTTTTAGCGTGGAATCAGGCACTTTAAGGTAAACCACCTGTAAATCAACACCTTGCATATTCATAGAAAACTCTAGGAAAGACTGATTAAAGATTCGATCTCCTTCAAAGAGGATATTGGAGGTGGTTTCGGTAACGAACTCCTGAGCAATCGGCTGGACTGCCATTGATAGGCGATCTGTTCCAGCAAAGGTTTCACCATCTTCATATTTCCCGAGAATGTATAAGTCTAGTTCTTTACAATAGAGTGCAGGGAGCATCTTCTTTGGTTCGACTTTCTCCCAAGTTTTACCTTCCATGAACTTACGGAACAAAGTAGTTTTACCAGTTCCAGGTTGTCCACCAACAGCAATAATCTTACGCATTGCGAGCCTCATTAATTAGATCCTTTAATTCACCTTCAGTAAATACCCATACTCTTCCGAGAAAGTGGTGCGTGTCGCTATCAACATTATGTTTCTTCGTAAATGTTGCTTTCTTAATTATATCTCGTGCAAGATTCTTAGACAAGTTTTCTTTAATCTCATCTGCATAGGTTGGAACAGTTTCTCTTAACTTGGCTAACTCGAACTCTGCAACCTTATGTTCAACTGTAATCTTATTGAACGAATGTGTATCAAGAAAGTCTTCCATATCGAATCCACCAAATCCTAAACTGCTGGAGGATACCGCACTTGTTCCACTAGTAGTAGAAATTGTAAGACTACCAGTACCAATTCCATTGCCAGTATATGTAATATCACTCATGTAAACATCTCCAATCCATTTAATATAGGTTCTTCATCATCAAACATCCAATCCAAATTCTCTAGTTTACCAGAGTTAAGGAATGAACTAAATCTATCTTTATCAATACCATGTCTATGGTCTAGTCTCAAGTCAATTGTTTCTTCTCTTGATTGCCATAGAACATTCCAATCAATACCATACCAACCATCTTTCTCACACTGCATAATTTCTTCTGCTTGTCTATCAAGATAGTATCCAAGATACCTTCCATGACTCTTTCTGAATATCTTCTTGAAAGAACACAGACAGGTTTCCATGGTAAAGTAATCTATTTGGGAGTCCAGTTCTGGGAATCTCGCTTTCGTTTCAATGAGAATGTCCCTCGCTTGTGCTTCCAGATTTGAATAATCGACTCCAGTGAGTTTTCTATCCATATCGTTATCCCTCCCAATGGCGAGAAGTAATCCATTACGATGAGAGCGAGAGCCATCATAATCATCCAGCATGAGGCTAGTAGGAGTGATACGCACACCAGCAGTATGCTTAAGATGCTGAAGATAAAACCAAGTGGAATAACGACCAAACTTATGCAGCCCAGACTTAATGCCTGTCCACAGATTATCAAAGTTCTCTTCCTCAGATTGTCCATAGTATTCTTCCAGTTTTTCTCGTTGTGTCTTATTACCAATAAATTGCTGATAAGAAGCAAACATTGCAGGAAGGTGTCCTTTGTTCCACTTTGTATCAGTTTGATATCTTAATCGTTTATAGTTGGCAGTGTTCCATTGAGTCATACGATCAACTGTTGCCAACTCGAAGTCTGGAAACTCATTCATGAGAATCCAAGCAGTTGGAAGATAGTATGTATTACCATACAACCAGCACAACCACAACTTCTGTTCATCATTATGTTCGTATCGTTTATTGAGATAGTTCGTTGCCCATACTGCTGGATCGCAATCATCATACTTCAATGACCAAGCATACCAGCGAATGAACGCTTCCCTACGATTTTGTTCTAGTCTATAATCCATTATACCAAAAATTCTTCAAGTGATGGTTGTTCCATCAATGCTTCTCTTAACCATGCCTTGCCAACTGCATCAATTGCTGTTTGAGTTTTGGCTTTCTTCTTCTCACCCCACTTGTATGCTTCCAAACCTTCAGCACGGAATTGATCCCTTGCTTTGTATGGTGGTAATGCTTGTAGTGGATTCACAATGGCGAAGTCACGATAAGCAATCTGTTCTGCTCTCGTTGGAAACAATGGTTGGTCTGAACGAAGTGAACCTGTTGGATCAACTGCCCACCAAATCAAACCATTCTTGTAGTGCCATGTAACTGAAGAAGGAGTGCACGACATCTTTAGTCGAGTCATCTTTCTTTCCTTAACTGCATAATCAATCCATGCATCCCAACACTTTGATGCGTAACCCTTACCTTCATTTCCTTCAAGTGTAACAATCTCGTAAAGATTACTGTAACCATCTCGATTAAATGTGGCAAAGATTAGCGAAACAACTTCACCATTAACTTCATACGCAAGTGGAGGTGCTTTGTCATAGTTATGAAAGCGATACCACAATGAATGTGCAGCCGATAAGAACTTGGTGTTCTTACCAGCTGGGCTATTTTTAATTAACTCTTCAACTCTCGTTGAATTAACAAAGTTCATATTGTAAGTCCACCGCATCTTCAATGACTTCTTTTTCAATAGTCATTGCGAGTTGGTCATCAAATGTAATGTAATGATTCATTAAAGTGTTAATCGGAAATCCTGGAACTTTTGCTCGTTTTATAACATCAGCAGTAGAAGTAATTATACACCCATTTGATATAGATGTCAAATATAATGGACGCTTACCATTGCGATAGAATCTAATAACTTTATCAACATGTAACTCAATAACTGCAAGACTAGAATCTTTCCAACGAAGCAATGGGCTAATGCAATCTTCTGCTGTATGTAAAATCAATTCAGTATCGTTTTTAGTTTCACAATCGTAACCATAAAGTTCTTTCCAGTTCTCTGGTAACTCTTGAGTGATAACACCATTATGAACCACTGAAAGATTCTCGTTGGCAATCGGTTGATTGAATTCTAAATCACTGGTGCTGTAACGACAGTGACCAATTAGATAAAGACTGCCATCTTCATTTACATAACTAGGAAAATAGAATGGAAATTCATCGGCAGGTACTGGTAACTTCTCAGTGATAATCTTTCCATGTTTAACATAGGAGATTCCAGTAGCATGCATCCCTCGAATCTTGGACTCAAGGAACACACGATGTAGCATTAAGAAATCCTCAGCAGTAGGTTCTTTTACAATCGCTCCAATGACTGAACACATTAGAAGAATCCTTCAAGTGAGTTTGCCTTTTGAGATTCTGGATGATACTTCAACAATGTATCTTTACCAAGTTTTGACTCAAGGTATTCATACCACTCATCAGATTCCCACATTGCTGGACTAACACCATTCCAAAGATGTCGCTGAGAACCATCTTCATACTTCTGGTCTGGATGTTCTTTGTTAAGTCTGCGTTGTTCAACAAAGTCATAACGACAATCTTCGTATTGTTTTGAACCCAACTCAAGCATCTTCTCTCTGAAGTAAACAACCAATGAGATTCGTTCTGCTTCTTCATCGAGCAATTCAATCTGAGTATTGCCATGCATCACTTCATGATTGTTAATTAGTAGCAAATCTCCAGGTCTTGGATTGACAGCAACACGATACTCTGGTGCAACAAGATAACATCCTTTGTAGTTACCATTGTTTGTTAGAGTCAACAGATTCGATAGACCAGAAGTTAAGTCACCTGCATCGTAGTGACATGCAGTTCTGAAAGACTTATTAACTGTCACAGTAGTAAATGGAGTTTCAGGAACTAAGAATGCAGGATCTAGTTTCTTTGCTGCTTCCATTTGATTATTGTATCTCCATGGCAACAAGTCTTTGAAACCCTTAGCAAGAGATTGTAAAAATGGATATGACATGGCAAACTTTGCTGGTTCACGAGCAGTGTAAGATGTTGCACGACCATAAGGAATGCGAGGATAACGATCGAACCATCCAGCAATACCAGACATAACACCATTGGCATAGGTAGTTGCGCAAACATATGCTTTCTCTACTCGTCTGGCTTCAGCAATCATTTCAGATGCATCTAATTTACGAACTTTCTCGACCCATTCATTGAAGACAAAATTGTCTTTCTTAACTGCTTGAATACCCCAAACATTATTTCGTGTAGATGGTTTGTCAGTCTTACCTTCGTGCTTGGCTTTAATGGCTTCGATTGGATCTCCATCCAAAGATGCTTTTGGGTTTAAGAAGTAGTCGATAATTTCTGATTCATATTCAGTGACCCATTCACGATTACCCAACTTCTCTGCTCTTGGACCTGCAGCCATACCTCTGTTCTGAGTTTCAGTTGCAGCCTCACGCAAACCAATGTATGCTTGATCTTGTTGTTCCTTCGTAAAATAATTCTTACGGAACTTCAGAACAATCCTTTCTTCAGAGTATGTCAACTCTGGATGTCCAGGAATTTCTGGCATATAAACATCACAGTCCTCTTCAATGAGGAAATCATAATGAGACTCATCAGGGAATTGCCCCAACATATGAGTCATATCATGTTTCTGTTTTGCTACGATTACCTTAGTCATATTCTCTCCTAAAACTTAAATCCTTCGAACGATTCTGCTTTTTGTCTGCGACCAAAATTACTTTTATCAAACATTGGTTCATCGTCATCATTCTTTCCTGAGTCACTCAGCGTTTGTGCCGATGCTTCTACATCATACAGTTTCATCTTTGCTCGATCAACTCCAATAACAAATCTCTTATAAAATCCTGGATCGTTATATCGATTCTTTAACTGCTTAACAATAATCTGATTCAAACCTTCCAACTCTTCATTGCTGACCAAAGCAAACATAAAGTCAGCTGTCGCTGGCAAACCAAAAGATTCAGAGGTATCTTCAAGTCCTGGATCCGAGTTTGTGAATCCAGAACGAGTTGTTTGAGTGGCTGATACAATTGGAACATTATACTCAACTGCCAATCCTCTTAACTCTTCTGCAATGCTCTTAATATATGTATAAGAGTTAATACTTCCACCTTGCTTCATTCGCTGACTCGCACAAATATTGAGATAGTCAATGAAGATAATATCAGGTTTGAATTCTCGTTTCAACTTTAGTTCTTCCAGCAAAGCACGGAAGTGACCAGAGTGAGCACCAGCAGTTGGATATTCTTTGACAATCAATTTACCTTTAGTCTTACTTGTAATCTTGGCAATTCGACTTTCGTAGATATCCCTGTCAATAACTTTTAGTTCATCCATGGTTAGGTTCAGAAGATTCGCATCAATCCTTTCAGCGATTCGCTCTTCTGCCATTTCCATAGTTATGTATAATACATTTTTACCTTGGACTAAACAACCAGCACCCACATGACACATAAACAAAGACTTACCAACACCAGTGCCAGCAAG